GGTAGGCGTAGCGGTCACCAGTCACGCCAGTTCGAGTGAGCCGCAGCCCGAAGTGTGAATCTGCCGACAGCGCCAACTCGGCATCGCTCGAGGCCCACCCGGTCGTGTTTGTCACGGCGGCATTGTTGGTCAGCAGTTCGGCATTGCTGAATGAGCCAGCAAACGCGCCAGCCGGGTCGGAGAGGTGCAGCCGGTTGGCCCGACCGCGCAGCGCGGCAATGAGGGACAGCAGCCGCCGACGCTTTGCGGCAGAGGGCGCGCGGAAGATCAGCCGACACGACCAGCGATTACCGGGCCGTGAGTACGTCCGCGTGGCACCCGACAGAGCCGAGGAAAAAACCGCCGTGTTGTCGATCAGCGACCACTCAACATCGGAGGCCACAAGATCGGGAGGCAATACGTAGTCGGTCATCGTCCCACCCCATAGCGCCGGTCAAGTTCTTCAAAGATGCGGCGGTTGTTCTCTTGCAGTATGCCCGGCAGCGCCGATTGCAGATCAGCCGTTGCGCCTCGTGCGTCGATATTGTACACCGGCGCGACCGTCATACCGCCGCCCATCAAGGCGCTATTCGGCACGATGCCACCCGATGAGCCAGGCACGAACAACTCGGGGCCACGCTCGCCGACGATGTATGGACGGTTAGCCGATACTGGCCCTCCGATTGCTTTGCCCTCTATTGATTTTATTGCCGCATTGGCAAAGTTGGCAATGAACCCAGATCCGCCTGTAAACATACGGAAGAAAGCCAGCAATATTTGCTGCGCTATGATTTGTGCAACCATTTGACGAATCATATTAACAAAGTTAGCCAGCATTCCTCGCAGCCCATCTTTAAATGGGTCAAACAAGAATTGAGCAAAGGCATTTTGCATATTCTCTGCCGCAGTACGCGCAAACTCGGTCATGCCTTTGGTCTTATCTTTCATGGCGGTATCGAGCGTGTCAAAAACTGTTTCGCCTAATTCGCCACCTTCGCCTAATTGCGTAGCGATCTTGTCGCGCATATCGACTAGGGATTTCTCGATATCCATTTCAAGGTCGACTTGAACAACCATATCTTCAAGTGCTTTGATGTTAGCGCGAACCTCGATAGGAATTTCTACCGGAGTTTTATATTTAGACAATTCTTCGTCGATCTGTTTTTTGAATCCCGGCGGCGGCTTCGCTTGCTGTGTCGTATTGTTTAGGCTTTTCTGTGATTCTTCAAGGAGTTTGATTGCTCGCTCATAGTCTTTGATAAGACTTTCAGACTCAGAAATTTTCTTTGCTTGCTCTGCAAAAGGAAGATCGCGAGTTTCAACAGATGTTAAATCGCTTTTAAGCAAAGCGATTTGTTTTCTATAGTTCTCAATAACCTTATCAAACCCTACGAGCGGCATATCGTAAGAGTTAGTCGTCAGTCGAGTTATAAGATCAAAAAACTCAGTAAGCGGGCCAGAAACCATAGCCGTTAAAATCCTTGCCATCCCGCTAAAAGATTGCGATAGTTTTTTAATTGCCTCATCCGCTTTGGCAAGTTTTTCAACTTGCTCGGCAGAAGCCACAAGCCCAAGAGCCTCGGCTTCTTGTCTTGCCATTCGGATGCCTTCTGCGCCTTTTTCAAATAAAGGCAGAAGATTAGCCCCTGCTTTGCCAAACACCTCAACCGCTGCTCGTGCTTTATCTGCTGGATTAGTTAAAGCGTTTATTCGATCGGCAAGAAGTTCAAACTGTTGATCTGGCGCAAGACTCTTTATCTGCTCAAGAGAAATCCCGATGGCATCTAAAGCCTCTTTTTGTGCTTTTCCACCAGATGTCGCTTGCGATAAATTAACTTGCATTTTTTGTAATGCAGTTGAGAGAGACCCCAAGTCAATATCAGATTGTTTTGCCGCATAAGACAAGGCCGATAATTGCTCAACCGCAATGCCAGACTTCACAGCCGCTTTTTGTAGTTCATCGCCGTATTGAATTGCCGACATAGCGGTACGGGTCAAGAATTGCCCGACCGCTACCGCACCAATACCGGCAAACGCTTTTTTTAGGATCGAGGCTTGATCGCCAAGCCCGCGCAAACCTTTCATAGCAGAATTGATAGCACCTTGCGTGCGGTCAACTGCGCTGATGACTACTTGTGCTTGCGCCATGCTCGCTCCTGCTCCTCTGCCTCTAACTTACAAGTGGCTAGAAGATAATAAAAATCGCTCTCTGTCATCTCAAAAATCTGATCTGGGAGGACGTGCAACCGCAGCGAGAGAGCGTAAATCGCTCGTAAATGCCCATCCTCAATTAGTTTTTTTCGGCGTCCTCCAAGGTCATTGGGGCGACATTCATTGCTGAAACAATCTGAGCCATTACGTCGGGGTCATATTCGTTAAGCAACTCAATGCGCTCTGCTTTACTAAACATCCTTTTACCTTCCTTGTCTCTGGCTCTAACGATCAAAGTGATCGCCATAGCCTCCAAGTCAAGAATGGTCTCATCGCCCTTCTGCTTCGCAAGCATGAAAATTTCACGCCGCTCTGCTAATGTCATATCCGGCCAGAAATACACCGTGGTATTCCAAGCCGGGACAGGGATCGCAACCAACGTGTCGGGCTTACGCCGTTCCGCGAATTGCGCCTTCGCCTGTTCTTTCCAATTCATAAAACCTCTCTATTAGGAAGTTGCTGCCGTAAGTGTGCCGTTGCCAATAAAGTTGAACGTGATCTCGGTAATCGCTCCGCGCTGCACGTTGCGGGTAATTTCCGTGACGAGTGCGTTTCCACTATAACGAGTATCGCCGCTATCAATTCCTTCTGGCGCAAGAACAAGTGCGACGTTAGCACCCGGGGCGAGGGCGACTTGACCAGAGGTATCTGTCTCGTCCCAGAACGCCGTCACAGAACCACTCCAAGAAGTGATCGCGATAGTGTTATACGTCTTGGCAGTATCCGAGAGGGTTGTATCCTCGGCGTACTCTGCGCTAGCCGTAAAAGAGAATCCGGTTACTTCGGCAACGGTGTTAGCGCCGACGCGAACAAGACCTTCAGAGCCGTGATGATTTGCCATTTTTAGTTACTCCTTATGCCGCCGTGCCGGTAGTAAGCACGCCATTACCAATAAAGTTAAAAGTGATTTCCGTGATCGCACCACGCTGAACGTTGCGCGTGATCTCTGTAACCAGAGCGTTGCCGTAATAATAAGTGTCTGGATTTACTGCCCCCTCTGGATATAACTTCAATTCTACGTTTTGGCCTGTAGAGAAGTTTGTCTGCCCGCTATCGCCCTCATCCCAGAATGCTGTGACAGTTCCGTTCCACGATGTGATCGCAGTCGTGTTGTAGGTTTTTGCCGTATCGGATAGGGTGGTATCTTCGGCATATTCAGCCGATAAAGTAAAAGAAAATCCTGTCACCTCACCTACGGTTGCAGACCCAGCGCCGGTTTTTACAAGCCCTTCCGAGCCATGATGATTTGCCATAACTCCTCCTAACTAATAATAGTGCCCGCGTCGGTTTCTGCCGTGCGGTACACAACCCGAAACTGCATCCGTGCCGACCCAATCGGGGCATCCCCGCTAAAGTCGAGCGATATCTGCGTGTCGATTAACACGCAGTCCTTCACCACTGCGCCAAGCGTATTGTCCGCACCGATGGCGTTCTCTACGCTTTCGCACAGTCTGTCGAGCCGGTCGTCCAAATAGTCCGCATCTCGAGCCACGCACTCAATCACAACATTTAGTTCGCGGTCGAACTTTCTGGGATACGTCAGCGTCGTCTGCGCTACGGTTTCGGTGTTGGTATATACCAGCGCCATCGAAACCGTGTCGGCTGGGATCGGATAGACACGCGACTTACTTACCGTGTCGGCTACTGCCGCATTCGTAAGAATCGTGACGATGCTATCTCTGATCGTTTTGCGTGCGTGCGCCATTATGGGTTGCCCGTCTCAAGTAGGATAAAGCCGCCGTTCTCTTGCAGCATATTCGTGCCGTCTTGCAGCAGAAGATTGTTTTCCTCTGGTGCCTCAAGCCCGGTCGTTACCTCAAGCGTCAGCACCGTTACGCCAGTGCCGTCTGCCTTGAAGTTGCGAACGATGTACTTGTCACAGTCAATAAAAAGCAGATCGCCGAGTGCAGGCTTGCAGGGTAGCGCAGCCGTGGGGATCGTAAAGATCGGCACGCTGCTGCTGAATCCTGCCTCCGCCACATCGACGATCTGGTAAGCGTTGTCGAATATACCGACGATGCTAAACCGTGCGCCCTTGTTTTTGTAGATCGCCGCCATGCCCCAATCGGCTGCGGCAAACATCGAGCGCCTGTCGAAGTCGCTCTCGAAAGTCACGCGGGCGCGCTCAAGTCTGTAGTGGCCTCAAGTACCAGCACGGTCACGCCAGTGCCGTCCGGCTGTATTTCGCGAACCGTGTAAATGTCCTGCCCGTCGATGATCTTGTCGCCCTCCGCCGAGTCTTTCGGCATTGATGCGCTCGGGATCGTAAGCGTCATGCGCTCCGATGCGAACTCCGGCTCGGCTACTGCGACAGCCTGGTATGGCGAGTCGAGAATACCGCGCACGTTAAACCGCGTCTTTCCGCGTCGGTAGATAAGGTCGGTTGCAGCGTCCGAAAAGAACGCTCTGGTATCTGAACTGCTATATACCGCCATATCTCACCGCCCACATTTCGCTCGTTGCGGTTGGCCCTAGCCGCGATACGTCGCCAGAGAATATCGACCTAAAGAGCCGATCCCACTCGTGATACGGTCTCGCAGACGGGTGAAGATTCACGCCGTCCCAGTAAGTCGGATAGTCCGCCGCAGCAATCACTATCGTTCCACGACACACGCGCTCAAGTTCTTTCAAGCCGGGAATTATATCCGGCTCAAGAACGTGCTCGATCACGTCAATACACGTGACGACATCAAATGACTGATCCTTAAACGGCAGTGCAGTAATGACCGCGTTATGTACACCATCGCCGCACAATTCCGGCACGGCTTCAGTGCCCATCGCATCGAATCCCATCTTGCGCGCTGCGGTTAATAGTTCGCCGCGCCCGCAACTGACATCGAGAAGTGAACCCGACAACGTATCCAGCACAGAGACCACCGGAAAAAGCCGGTCGTCTGCCATGCCATAGTGCGAGTATTTCTTATAGACCTCGCGGTACTTCTCAATCTCTCTTTGGCGGGCGTCCACGTTTCTTTTCCGGTGAAAATACTTCGGTTAAAAAGTCTTGACGAACATATTGCACGGCCATTTGCCGTCCAATGAGCCATCGACCAAAGCCATCATCGACATCTACCACACGACCGCGCTCTAGAGTTTGGCCGTTGTAAAGTCTTGACCGGATCATTTCGACTTTCATAAACCTTGAAACACCTTTGTTAGACAACCGGACGCCACACGAACCTTCTCGGGTTCTTTCATGTAATCACGAACCTTGACCCACGCTTGTATGTTTGACACGCCATCCTCGACGCGCAGATCGCCATTTTTGCTGTGCCAATATCTGCGGCTCGTCATGTAGTTGTCGCAGCCGCAGATGTAAATCTGCTCGAATCCAAGATACTCAGCAATCCATACGGCAGTGCCGCCGCTGAATCCGAAGTCTGGGCAGATGCCAGACCAAATATCGCACGCATCTTTGTGGTGCGAAATCACCGGAGCGTGACCGTTCAAGATCGGCCACAGTTCTTTGTCTTGGTAAACGATGTAATCCAAATTAAGCAAGAGAGCGTGTTGGTTCACTCCAACCAACACGCCCTCTCGCAGTAGCAAAGGCCGCACCGCCTTGAGGTCATCCACCAAAGCGGGGCCACCACCGAGGACAGCACAACGCTGCCCCCGGTGACGCCCTTGATATGCGGCTAGATCAATCACTATTAGGTCGTGACGATCTCGTTGCACTCGGCGAACGACTCGGGGTGCCGCACGGCGAAGTCGCAATCGTGGAACGCCACGACGCGCACCGTACCGGCATTGCTGCCCGTGTACTGGTCAACGAGGATGTCGATGCCCGACCACTGGCCGATCAGCAACTCGCTCCAGACGCCGAAGATCATCGCCGACAGGTTGCTGCCCGAACCCTTCGACAGGTTGGCAGGCATCTGCTGGGAGACGACAATCGGGTAGCCGTAGAGGTTGTTGACATCGGGGCCGAGGATGAAGTTGCCTTCCACGCCCGAACTCTGCTTGCCGGTTGAGGCCAACTTCGCTTTAACCTGGCCGTTCGTCAAGAACGCAGCGGCACCGTTGAGCGCGTTATCGATATCGACTTCACGCACAAGGCTCGTCACCATCGCCCACGTGGGCGCACCGCCGTTCGTGCCGAGCGTCACCGAGCCAATGCCCGAGGTGTTCAACACGCCGGTCGGCTTGTTGCTGCCCGAGCCAGCCACAGCGGCACCGTCCATCGCCACCGCAATCGAGGAGGCCAAGTCATTGCGGACGAGGTTCTCGATGTCAAGCGACGACTGGAGCATGAGCCGACGGCTGATGTCCACGTAGGCACCGAGGGTCTTCGGCGACATCGTGACTTGATCGAACGCCGGAGCGTTGGTGCTCTCCGTCGGGGCAGTGTTCTCAGCAACCCAGTAGGCGGCAGAGGCTGCGGTCTTACGCGGGATGGCGACGTTACCGTTCAAGCCCGTGAGGAACTGCGCGCCGAGGGTGTTCAGCACCATCTTGTTACGCAGCACGTCGATGAACGACGCAGCCAGCAGATCGGTCGCAACGAGGTTACCCGCCTTCGCCGTGCCAGAGGCCGTTGAGGTGGTCAGATCGCGCTTCCCGTACAGCACATCAACCGGAATCAAGAGACCGCGTGAG